AGGTCCTTGGCAACGCGGCCTGGGAAATAGTGCGGGATCGTGCCGGGCGCCTCCGTCAAGTGCATCCCATCCCCTTCGTGACACTCCGGCTCCTGCCGCTCGATGGCCAATTTATCGAGGTCCAAGTCCCACAAAAGATCGACGCGGTCACCATCCAAAAGGTCGCGGTGCGCAAACGCTTCCGCCGCTATGTGCAGGTACAGGACAACGTGACCGTGTTCTTCAAGGAGCTGGGTGACCCCAGGATCTACAGCGCATCCACCGGCGATCAGTTCAAGACGCTTGAGGCGATGCAGGAGGCGGAGCCAGGCGCCGTCCCGGCGACCGAGATTCTCCACTTCAATTTGAACGCGCCCAACGAGTCGTATGGGCTCCCGCGGTGGGTGGGCACACTGCCCGAAGTGATCGGGTCTCGCATGGCCGCAGAGGTCAACGTGCTCTACTTCGAGAACAAGAGGGTGCCGCCGCTGGTGATGATGGTCTCGGGCGGTCGCGTGTCGTCCGATTCGATCGACCGCATCCGTGACCACATCCAGAATCACATCAAGGGCGAAGAGAACTTCCACAACATCCTCATCGTCGAGGCCGAGACCGAAGGTGATGCAAAGAACGCAGGTAAGGCGCAGATCAAGATTCAGCCGCTGACCGAGGCCATCCACTCCGACGCGCTGTTCCAGAAGTATGACCAGCGCAACATCGACAAGGTCGGCGCCGTATTCCGCATTCCGGGAATGCTGCGTGGTGACATCAAAGAGCTGAACCGCGCCACTGCTGAAGTCGCCAAGGCGCTGGCCGAGGAGCAGGTGTTTGAGCCCGAGCGCCGTGCGTTCGACGACATCGTCAATCGCAAGATTCTTCCGCATCTTGGCATTCGGTTTTGGGAGTTCAAGACCAATGCTCCGGTGACCCGGAGCCCGTCGGCGCTGTCCACGATCCTCTCGCAGCTCGTGTCCAACAACATCGTGATGCCGGCCGAGGCACGGAGCATCGTGCCCGAGATCTTGGGGCGCGAGCTGCCACGCTGTGAGGAGGAGTTTCTCAACAAGCCGCCGCGCGTGGTGCTCGCCGAAATCCGCGCCGACGCCGCCAAGGAGCGGCGCGACCAGAAGGGCGACGCATCCACAGACGCGCTGTCGGAAGAGGGCGGCCTGCGGCAGCCCCAACAGGGCGACGGCAAGGACCCGTTCAACGGGAAGGACCGCAAGCGCCGGCTGCGAGAGCTGCTTCCGTTGGCCGAGGACGCGGCCATGCTCCGGCAGCTCATCGAGCGGATCGAGCTTCGGGAGGACGCCGGCAGCTTGTCGGCCGACGAGATCCGTAGCCTCATCGAGCGTGACGGCACCACGGACTCCGAGGAATCGAGTCCTGACGCGGCACCGGCGGTGTGACGGGGACTGCCATAACGAAGCAAGCCCGTGCGCTCCGATCCGCGTCGGGGCTTCTTTTACTTGACGCACTCGGCGTCGTGCCGTTCTCGAAGCAGGGGGAGGACGACCCGCTGGATCGAGGCGAGTTCACGCGCCGCTTTCTCGTGCTGGCCGGTCTCATGCGGTCGGCGTTCCGGGCCGACGCCGCACGGTCGCTGACCCGCATTGCCGAGACCATTGATATCGACTGGCCGAGTCTCAGCGACGCCGATCGGGTACGCACGCTTCGACGTGCCGCCCGAATTATCCGCGATCTGCCACGCGGGCCGCGAGACCGGTTCGTCGATCGTGTTGAGGCGGCAGCGTTGCGCATGGAACGCCGAGCCAGGGAAGCGGCCCGACGGGAATTCGGCCTCGCCGTGCCTAGACGGTTGCCTCGCCCACAGGCCGAACGGGCCATGCGACTCGCGGTCCGCACCCCTGACTTCGTGCGTGATGAGTACGAGCGCCGAGGCGATCGATTTGCCGAGATCGCCGCCGTGGCCGCAGCGTCGGAGATCGCTGCCGGGCGGTCTCGGGCCGAAGTCTCAGCGCGGCTACTGACCATCGCGCGCGATCATGTGGAGCGGCCGGACTATTTCGAGGGGGTCGCCGCCTCGGTACTCAACCGCGCACGCACACATTCGCTCCTGACCGCGTTCGATGAGGCTGGTGTCCAGCGATTTGAGGTCCGCGCGGTCATGGACACGCGCACGTGCGTGAAGTGCAGATTCATGCACGGTACAATTCTGACAGTCGAGCAGGGGCTCCGAACGCTTGGCAGGGTCGCCGCGGCGAGAACTCCACAGGCTGTGGCTCGTCTCAACCCGTTTCTGCGCCAGGGCCGAAACGAGGAGGGTCAACAGGTCGTCTACATTCCAGGCCCTGGCGGTGGGCGACGCGTGGTGGCACGAGTTGTAAGATCGGGCGAGGGCCTGGAGCGCACGCGCGGCACTTTCGCCGGCGCCTGGGACGCGGATCGGATCGCGCGTGCTGGACTCGGCGCACCGCCGTACCATCCGATCTGCCGCTGTGTTCCGGTTCCGGCTTGACCCTCTCGCCAGCGCGGCCATAGCATCGTTGCGTGAGCGCCTCGCAGACTGAAACGGGACAGGCCGCCAGTATCGCCGGCAAGCGCGGCGTCTCGGAGGGTGGCTCCCATCAACACCGATTGAATCGAGGTCGCGGGACGACCGCCAACGACGGGTCCCACCGGCACATCTTCCTGGTCGACGGCAAGATCGTCACGACCGAATTGGACGGAGCCCACCAACATGGGCTTGGTGACGGGTCGACCAAGTGCGACGGCGAGCACTCACACAAGGTCACGCTTCCCGACGGCACCACGGCGAATACCGGCGCTGGGATGAGCACGCACGAACACGATCTCCTCGTCGACACGACGGCAGCCGACGGGGTGCACCAGCACACGCTGGATCTACCGGGCGGCAAGACCATCCGCAGCATGACGCCGGATGAGTTCGCGGAGCGACAGCGCAAGCGCGCCGTGGCCACTACCGCTGATCGATCGCGCCCGCCGGCCTCTCCGTGGTTCTCGCCAGCCGGAAAGAAGCAGCTCGCCAAGTCGCTCGTAGCGATGATTCCGACGCACCACACCTACGTGGAGCCGTTCGCTGGCAGCGGCGCGGTGTTCTTCGCCAAGGAGCGCGCCCCGCGCGAGGTGTTATCTGACCTGAACGAACACGTGGCGCAGGCATTCCGTGATCTGAAGGCGCTGACATCGGGCGAAATCTCGTTGCTCCTCAAGCGCGACTGGATTGGCCGGCGGCACACCTACGATCGGTTGCGCAAAGCCACCCCATCGTCGCGCGTTGACCGGTTCTACAAGTTTGTCTACGTCTCCGTGTTTTCCTACGGCCATAAGTGGGGGAGCGGGTTCAACCCGGGCGTCGAGGGCCAGCGCACAACGATGGCGAATCGCATCGCGTCGGCCCACGACCGGATGCGCGGGGTGATCGTTCGGCAAGGCTCCTACCAGTCGGTGTTCAAGCAGTTCGACGGCAAAGGGTCTTTCTTCTTTCTGGACCCGCCCTATGTGGGCACCGACGTGAATGTTGGCGAGTCCAAGTTTGATGAGGTCGAGTTCCGCAAGCTGCTCGACGGCATGAGGGGCCGGTTCCTGCTCACGTACGGGACCAAGGGACAGCTCAATGTGAAGGGCTTCCATGTGAAGCGGATCACGCCACCGCGAAGCCTCCGACACATGCGCGGCGCGTCGCGGCACAAGACGCTCCCCACACTCATTGTTAGCAACTATGCCGTCACACAGAAGGCGCTGTGTGCCGTCGATGAGGATGGATGGGAGTTCGCCGACGCGATCTATCAGGTCAAGATCGCCAAGCGGCAGGTGATGGCGCTGCGATCGCCGGACCCGGCGTTTATCATGCGCCGCCTGCGATCCGGCCATATGGCTGGGGTTCTGGCTCCGGTGAGCCTTGCCGATCGTGTGGGCGATGACCATGCGCTGCTCAATGAATGCGTCGATCCACACGACGTGTCCAAGGCGTTCGGGATCGTTCGCCTCGCCGATGGCATCGCGGTGTCGTCTATGAATGCGCTCTCGGGTGCGATGCGTGACGGGATTGACGACACCACGCTCCGCGAATTCATCGAGGCCGAAAAGCGAGGCGAGGGACCATTTGTGTTCTACCCCGTACGGCTCGTTGCCAAGTTCGACATGCCATACGATCTGCAGGCGCGGCCAACAATCATAGCCGAGAAGCGTGGCGGCCTGTCCGTCGCCCAGACGTGCCGGTTCTGTAAATCCGACGCGGTTCGCGCACTCGTGTGGGCTGATGGTCGAGCCTATCTGCCGGTGTGTCCCGACTGCGAACCGCACGGGCGCACCGTCATCCGTGACAACGGCGACAGCGTGAGCCGCACCGTGCCGCTCCCGGCCCGCAAGATCTCCGAAAAGATCAAGGTCGACGAGACCCCGAATCAGTTCCGGGTGCGTCTGCGTCCACCCGGTCGATTTCAGGAGGGATCGTTTCGTCAGCGCTCAGATCCCATCAAGGAGTCGCGTCCGCGGATATTCGGCGTGTTCGGTCGCCTCAAGGGCGAGACCACCGCCACATTGCAGTCACTCAGATTCCCCAAAGACCAGGGATGGACTGCGTCCAGCGTCCGAGAGTGGATGCGCGATCACCCGGATATCGGCAAAGCGCTCACGTCATCGGATATCGGCAAAGCCGCCGCCGACGCGCTCGATGTGGCGCAGCGCAACGGCGATCGGCGCGATGCGACCGCCAAGTCGGCGATGTCGGAGCAGATCCGGCTACTGAAAGCCGACAAGCCTGGCGATGAACAGTTCGTCCTTGGCGTTGTGATGGAGCCGGAGGTCGAGGACTCGCAAGGCGATATTTACTCGCCTGATGAAATTCGCGAAGCAGCGCATATGTTCATGGCGAACTCACAGAAGGTCGGCCTGATGCACCGCAAGATGCTGGGACAGGGTGCCGTCGTTGTGGAGAATTTCCTTGCGCCGGCCGACTTCGAGATCAACGGCGAGAAGGTCCGAAAGGGCACGTGGCTGCAGGGCATCCGCATCGTAGACAAGTCGGTGTGGGCCGACGTGAAGGCCGGACGACTGACTGGCCTCTCAATTGGTGGATCGGCAATCCGGTCTCCAGACTCCTCTTGAGCAAATATCCCTCTTGACACAAGAGGCTCTCGCGCTAATGATTCCAGGCAAGTGGGATGTTCGCCGACGAGTGGCTCTGGCTGTCCCAGGCTTCTGACGCACGTCGGAAGCGGCGCAACCGGCTTCACGACATCAGCGTCGACGAAGTTTCACTGGTCGATCGTGCCGCCAACAAGCGGCGGTTTCTGATCACGAAGAAGGAGGACGAGATGGGCCGCGAGCAGACCGGCGACGAGTTCGACGATCGCGCGGACGATGGCGCGGATCTCGCGCTGATCTCGGCCGATAGCGGCGACGAGGCCGACAGTTTCGGCGTTGACCCCGCGGACGTCATGGGTGACGACGTCAAGCAGGAAACCATCCAGACGCCCGCCAAGGATGCCGTCAGCAAGGCGATTCGCGAGGGCATCGAGACGCTCATGCCGGTTGCGGCAGCGCTGCGTATCGCCAAAAAGGCGAGTGCGCGATCCGAGCGCCCGATGCCGTCCGTGTTTGGCACCGCCCTGCGGAGCGTGTCGGCGAAGCTGGCCGCTGTCGGCCAGCAGTTTCCCGTCGCGGCCCAAAAGGCCGACGAAGAGAACGGCGACGAGGACGGCGAGACCGACAAGCCCAAGGGCAAAGCCGGCAACTGTCCGCCTGGACAGGTATGGGACCCCGAAAGCGAGCGCTGTGTCCCGGCTCGCACCATGACCGACGAGACCAAGGAGACGGCCAAGCGCCGACTCGACGCCGCGCAGAAGGCCATCGACGGTCTCAAGAAGTCGGTCGACGATATGCCGGCCGGTGGCGGCGATGATCTGCCGCCAGAGTTCGCCCGCAAGCTGCGCATCGTGGCGATGCACCTGGGCGCGCTGCCGGTGACCCTCTCGCCGACGGCGAAGGGCTTTGTGACCGTCGACGATGACGTGACCGAGGCCGAGGTGGCGAAGGCCGCGGCCACGCTCGAGATCAATCCCGAACAGCGAGACGAACTGGTGAACGACATCGAGAAGTGCATCGACGAACTGTGCACGCTCTCGGGCGAGGTCGACATGCTGCGCGAGCGTGCGATCGATCCGGACGACACGACGCCGATGCCGAACCACGTCGCCGCATCCGTGGCCAAGTCGTCGGCAGACATCCTGGAGATCGCCGAGAAGCACGCGGCCGAGAATGACGAGGACGGGAATGGCGCCGGCAGCGATGGCGCCGACGACAACGGCAGCAAGGGCGAGGACGGCGACGCAAATGACGGCAATGACGATGGCGCCGACGCCGACGCCGAGATCGCCCAGAAAGGCGAGTGTGAGTCCTGCGGCAATCCCGCACACGAGAAGTCAAAGGCCAAAAAGCAGAAGCAGTGCCCGCCCGGGCAGGTCATGGACAAGGAGACGGGCGAGTGCATTCCGCTCTCGCAGGCCGGCAAGCAGAAGCCGAAAAAGAAGCCGGCCGGCGACAATGGTATCGACGAGGACGCCAGCGATATGACCAAGGCGATCGCAGCGGCCGTCGGGCAGGCGTTCGAGCAGCACGTCGACCCCCTGGTGGATGACGTGGCGGCGCTCAAGAAGGGCCTCAAAGACCAGGCCGTCCTCATCGAGAAGATGGCCGCCGAGACGGCAGGCCCCAACGGCAGTACCGCTCGCGAGAAGGTCCGCAAGCAGGGCGGCGACGATGCGGCCTCGGGTCTTGGCGAGCTGATGGACGCCAAGGAGCTGCAGGAACTGAGGGACGCCGATCTGATCTTCTAGTAGGATCGGCCGGCGCGTTTGTTTATTCGTTAGGTGCAGACAGAGCAGGGCACTAGCGCCGATGAGCGCGGGAGAGACATATGATCCTCAGTAATCGCTCGCTGCTGAACAAGGCCGACCTCGCATTGGCGGATCTGACGATGGATGGAGGCCTGCTCGAGCCGGAGCAGGCGAACCGGTTCATCCGCCTGCTGATCAAGAAGTCTGCGCTCATGCAGATGGTCACCACGATGACCATGCGGTCGCCGAAGCGCCTTTTGGAAACGCTGCGCTTCAATGGCCGGGTGCTCAAGCCCGGCGTCGAGGCGGCAGCGCTGCCGGTCGCCGACCGCAGCAAGCCGGACCTCACCAAGCGCGAATTGGACGCCAAGCTCTACAAGGCCGAGGTCCGCCTCAACAACGAGGTGCTCGAGGACAACATCGAGCGGCAGGCGCTGCGCAACACCATCATGCAGAGCCTCGCCGAGGCAGTGTCCCGCGACCTGGATTTCTCGCTGATCAACGGCGACACGGGCAGCGCGAACGCGCTGCTGGCGGTTCAGGACGGCGTGCGCAAGCTCGTCACGAATACCTTCGACCACACGAACAATCCGACCAACACCGATCTGTGGTCGGGCATGATCCGCGCGCTCCCTTCGGAGGCGCTGCTGCGGGACCGCATCAAGTTCCTGACCAGCATTCGGTCGGGAATCGACTGGCGCGCCAGCTTGGAGCCCCGCGACACCGCTCTTGGCGATCAGCAGGTCACCGAGAACCGGCTGCGGGGCTACCAGGGGGTTGGCATCGAAGAGATCCCCGAGTGGGACGAGACCGGCGACGCGGTGGAGCCCGTGCTCACCGACCCCAAGAACATCGTGGTCGGGTTCGTGCGGCGCATGCGGATCGAAACTGACAAGGACGTTAGCGCGGGCGAGATGATCATCGTGGTTTCAATGCGCGTGGCCTTCCAGCTCGCGCATCCGCCCTTCGCCGCGAAGGGCATCAACGTCGATCTGCTCTAGTAGGTCGGCGGCCAACGCGACAGAACAGGACTGGAACACAGAACCGAGGCGGGGCCATAGCCCCGGAGGTATGACATGGCCGCAGGAGATGTCACGCTCGTCGACACCGCCGGCAACAAGCCGAGTGCGCCGACGTTCATCGACCAGGTCACCGTCGAGGGGCCGGCATCGTATGCGTCCGGCGGCCACGTGGTCGGCCTCGCGGCGCTGTTGCCAGGAAGCCGTACGGTCCTTGGCGCAGTGGTGCTGCCCGAGTCGGCCAACGCCAACGCACAGTGGGGCGAGTACGACGAGGGCAACGACAAGCTCATCATCACCGATCTCGCTGGCACGGAGGTGGCGGCGACCACCGATCTCACTGGCGAGGTCCTGACGCTGATCGTCTACTCGCAGTAGGATCCGCCATGGCGGAAGAGGCGCAGGGGCAGTTCGTCACAAGCGATCTGTCTCTCGCTGCCTATTTATGCGCCCAGGGGTTCCGCGTGATGAAGGCGGACGGCAGTCGTCGCAATGGTCACTACGAGTTCCGCCTGGATGACCCAGATGACCGGGCGGACAAATTGGCGCGCGCTTGGGTCACGTCCTGCTGCCAGCGGATGAACGAGCAAATTCGCAATCTCAAGACGCTTCTGCAATCGGGTAGAGTACCGACCGCATGAGTCTCAGCTTCAAGTCTGTCGGAACCTACGGCCAGGGCGGTGCGCCAGAGACCGACCCCAATAGCAGTACGCCTCTCGCGGCACGCATCTTCGAGATCCCGGACCGCAACGAGCAGGGCGATCACGCCAATGGCCTGCGGTTCTACTACCAACTCGCAGGTGGCTCGGGCACGCCGACCTTGGATATC